CCCCAGCGTAGTGCTGGGGGATCCGGTCTCTCTAGTCTCTTTTCAGAGCTAGTCAGCTTTCCTAAGTGAGGTGAACGTGCCTACTGTCGATACTTGGAGTCCTGTCGCAAGTTCAATACTGAACAATGTTTCAGGGCTTAAGAAGACATGGGTTAGAACACCAAATTTCGGGAGCTTAGCCAAGAATGCGAAGCCGGTCAACCCTTACCTCTGGCAGTATCGTAGTGCCTCTCAAACGAGAGTTACTCAGTACTATCAGCCTCCGGGTGGACCTCCAGCGTATTCGTATAACAATGCTCTGCTCTGGGATGGATATACTATTGATCAAACGTGGTACACGCATTATATTAATAATGCGCATCCCGCGGCTTGGTCAGGTATTGAAAACCAGGTGCAGCTCAAAGTTTTAGGCAAGATATCTGACGCGAAAGTTAACGTTGCCGTTGCTTTCGCCGAAGCACGTAAGACGTCCGATCTGATCTTAAATACGGCTAACCGTATTGACAGAGCTTATCGAGCGTTCAAGCGTGGCCACCTTCGGAAAGTGGCTAAGATCCTTAACATTACTCCTGGCACAGTTCATAAGAGCTGGCTCGAGTATAAGTACGGTTGGATGCCGTTACTTATGGATGTTAAGGGTGCTGCGGAGTTTTTCGCTCAGCAGCATGTCACCCGCAATCCACGATTTGCAGTGTCCAGTCACCAAGATCGGTCTTTTCAGACTAGTCGAAGTGTTGGATATTATGCAATGGGTAACCATGGCGACCTGTCTTATTACACGGAAACGTGTAAGTCGACTTGGAAGTACAAGGTTAAAGCATGGTGTGAAATAACCACTCCACATGCAGCGGAATTGCAACAACTGGGCTTGACTAACCCAGCTCTGATTGCATGGGAACTAATCCCTTTCAGTTTTGTTTTCGATTGGTTTATATCAGTCGGAGACTACCTGCAAGGTCTGACCGCTTTAAACGGGGTCTCGGTATATCGTTGTATGCAAAGTCATGAACTAGAGAGTACCTTCTCTTTGGTGTACCCCTATACGGAGTACAACAATAGTGGGTACCTTTATGTCACGTCTAGCTTTTCAATGAGTTTCCGAGTTCGCGAGTATATGCGGGATCCTTTAGTTCTTGACCCTCTGTCTCTGTATCCTCCTCGGACGAACAGCTTTGGTTTTACCAAACTGGTAACGTCTTTGGCTCTGTTACGTGGACAGTATCGAGGTCATGGTGGCCTCTAACCTTCCCTATCTACCCTTTCATTAGGAGTTACTATGGCAGCAGCTGCCGCACTGACGCTCAAGAACAACGCCGCCGCGAACGTTACGTTCGACGTCTATTCCGTTAATTCGGATAGTGTCGAATGGACCGAAAGTGGCGCAACGTCGATTCTTGGTACGTCCCGTTTTGTCCTGTCTCGGGTTATCCCGGCTGACAAATCGGCGGGTGTTTATCGCACTCGAGGCAAATTGACGCGTCCGGTAGTTAACGGCACGACAGGTCTTCTCGATGGTACCGTAACGGCTACCTTTGAGATCCTCCGTCCCGCCAAGCTCACGGTCGCCGAAGTTGACGAACTGTACGCACGCTTCAAGGAAGCGGTCGCGCAGGCGATCGTCAAAACCGGTGCCGAGACTGGCGCTATCCCGACCTAATAACTAATAAGGACCTTTCATGAGCTATTCAAGTAAATTGATATCTCTTCGCGAGATGAAGCAACTTCTCTCGTCGCTAGCAGATTTCCTCTCTTCTGAGGAGATTTCTGTTAGCGAGTACCTCTCATTGAGCGATCTCTTTTCCGAGATTGATCGACTGAGGGCCCGAATGGAAGATCTTTCGTTAGTTTTAAATGTCGACGATAGCATAGGAGGCGATTATGATTACCACCTCACGGTGGAAAGTCGTAACCGTAGTTCTTGCAGGCATGATCCTCAGCATCTTTGTTGGGATCCTCTACCTGCTTCTCTCAGCGGGGAGTTTGTTGACACTAGCGTGTCTCGTTCTCACTCACTGAAAGAGGAACTTTGACCTATCAAGGGGCGAACAAAAAGAAGAACGCCCTTTTCGGATCCTTAAGCGCAACGCTTAAGGACTTCAGGAGCCCTCCCGGGCTTCTGTTCCGTGTTGCCACTGACTTATACGAGTCACTCAACACGCCTGTCTCACTATCTTGTGAGATACTTCTGAGGTACAATGAACATGAACAGCTTGTTAAAAAGACTGTTACTCCAGAGGATTTTATCGACTTTGAGTCGTTTCGAGATAGCTACCAAGCTGTCTCGTTTCTTCGCAAAGCTCCGATTGAAATTCCAGGAGTTGATCCCTTAGCAACTGCTAAGGAAAAGTTCTTTGCTTCAGAGGAAGCGTGTCGTGAGTCTAATGCTAGGTTCCGATCCTTTGTGAGATCCGGTAAAACGGATTCTCCCTCTACAACGGCTGTTATTTTGGCAGCTGCGGAGGAGATACATCGGATTTTGGGCTCTAGTGTTGACCCACGTGAGTGGCTATACGCTTGTCGATTTGGCCCCGGTGCATTTAATCACACCGATGTCAGGGGACTCACGTCCCTTTACGATAAGCTGCAAGTCCGGCCATCCGTATCGAAAGATATGGCTGATCTGGGGGCTCTGCTCGTGATGAGCCAGCCCCAATGGGCAAGGTCAGTAACCGATTCCGAGATCGAGGGCTTTTGGCCTTTGATCAACGAAAAGGATCTTGATCTTGTTCCGGGCAACCGTGTAGCCTTTGTACCTAAGACCGCAGTCACCCACCGGACCATAGCGATCGAGCCTCTTCTTAATGTCTATGCCCAACTTGGGCTAGGCAAGATGATTAGGCGCCGTTTGCTACGTAAAGTGGGTTTGGACCTTAACGACCAAACTCCTAATCAGGAGCTTGCAAGAAAAGGTTCAATTGACGGAACTCTAGCTACTATAGACCTTTCGAATGCGAGTGACACAGTTGCTCGCGAGCTTGTTCGTTTCATGGTTCCACCAAAGTGGTTCCATGCGATGGACACGACCCGCTGCAAAGTTGGGTTTTTGGATGGTAAGTGGTTACGCTATGAGAAATTCTCCTCTATGGGGAACGGTTTCACATTCGAGCTCGAGACCCTTATTTTCTTGGGAATCGCTCTCGCGTGTGTTCGTCATCTTGACTTGGACGACTCTTACGTTCGGGTTTATGGTGATGATATCATAGTGCCTGTTGGCGCCTACGACCTTCTCGAAAAGACACTAACCTTTTGCGGCTTTTCAGTTAATTCTGCAAAGTCGTTTAAGGACGGAGTCTTCAGAGAGAGTTGTGGCAAAGACTACTATGATGGGTACGATGTCCGTCCATTCCTACAAAAAGAGAACCTATATGAGATTCAAGATCTCTTTCGCCTTGCTAACGGTATCCGCGGTGTTGCTCATCGGAGGAACAGTCATTATGGCTGTGATCTTCGATTGCATAAACCATGGCGTACCGTCCTGCATGCGATCCCTCGCTCAGTCGCTCTCCACTGTCGTGTTCCCTGCCATGCAGGGGACTCCGACGGAATAAAGAGTAACTGGGACGAGTCCCAAACATCCTCCTTCGTTATAAGTAATTATAACGGCTGGGAGGGTGTATCTGGGCTTAGGTTCCAGTCGACACCTTTGCAGGTGAGACACCCGACAAACATGTTAGGTGTCATAGCAGAAATGCTATATCGACTCAAGGACGGTGATACTGTGACAAGTTCCGGTTCTGTTCCTCCTAGGACAGGTCGGGATTTCGAGTATCGGCTAAAATCACGTGCCTTTTACGGGCCGTGGACTAACTTCGGCGATTGGGTGTAATAGCCCTTTCTACCGGAGTTCACTAG